TGATTACATCGAAATGTTTTATAACAGTAAGCGTCGGCATGGTTCTAGCGAACAGATGTCACCGACAGAATATGAAAACCAGTATTATCAACGGCTCGGAAGTGTCTAGATTATCCGTGGCGATTCAGGACGAGTACGCATTTATTCCCTCTTAAATAAAATTTAAACCCTCATTGCGGATTTTCATACAAACATAAATTGCAGTCTGCAAGGGCGCGCATAGAGAATGTATTTTCATGCCACGATGGCCGATTCAGGCAGGGGGATTCGCCATTACGCGTAGTTGCTGTTTTATCAGCATACTATCCTGGAAAGGATAAAATCCACACGCTCCTCAACGGAAACGCATGGCAATTCAATCAACTGATAGTCATACATACGGTATGTTTGCACCATTGCGTGATAGGTCGCGACGGCGACATCGAAAGATTGCTTGCGCTCGGTATCCTGTACATATATGTCACGCCAGGGTGGTGCTATAAATACTGTTCGGTTATAGCGAAATCTCTCGATGGCGTTTTCCAAATGCTTCGGTATGGTAAGCTCTGAAAGGCGTAAATAACCTACAACATCAGGAACACCGCGGTCGAAGAAGCAGGGTCTTGTTTGCCCTTCTGCTTCGTGCCATGAACGCATTTCCCAGGATAGCATGAGCTCTGCGAACGCAGTTTGATTGGCCCATGGCAATGCATCACCGCCGATGTTAACCTGGTCTTGTATAACACCTCGTCCAGCTTCTTTAGAACACCAAAAACCTCTTTTTTTAATGGTATCAATTATCGTGCTTTTGCCTGACCCTGGTCCACCGGTAAGAATGATACGATGTTGAAAAGATGAAGACATTGAACCCTCCTGAACATTTATAGACGCGATGAAGTAGCAATTCTTATGGCGTATTTTCCCGTGTCGGCAGATTACTTGTTGATGGTTTGACTAACTACATTTTATCCTGGCTTGCATATCCGCTACTCGTTCTGACAGGACGTTCTAAAACTGTGCTAGCAATACGACTGAAAGGTGGGCAGGATTTCACCATTCGATGGAATCTGAGGACGTTGCCAATGCAGACGATCAAACGTTCCCCCAGCTAAACGCTGCACTTCGCTCTCTGGTCTTCTCCACCAATAGTGGTCATACGGCTAAGTGAGCGTCTTCAAAGGACATGGCTGTTCCTGCAAAAAATATCTGGCCTGAATATAAACTACTCGATATTCTGAAATGCTTTGTATTTTTTGTGAACAGGAAAAAGTATGCTTAGTACGTTACCCGATTTACACAGAAGTTTTGCAGAGCAACTCAAGCTTAAATTTCAGTCGGATTTGCGAATCCATTCCCTTCTTGCTGGTGGCTCGATTGTTCATGGCGGGTTTGATAAATACTCCGACCTCGATTTTGTCGTTGTCGTAGATCCCCTCTACTACAACGAAATCATGGCGCAGCGTAGGGAACTTGCCGGGACATTAGGCCATCTGCTGCATGCTTTCACCGGGGAACATGTCGGAGAGCCTCGTCTGCTTATATGCCTGTATGGCCCTGAACTCCTTCATGTCGATCTGAAATTCATCACCCTGGATATGCTCACTCAACGTGTTGAGGAGCCAGCGGTGTTATTTACCCGTGATAACACTGCTCTGGAGCGACAACTGGCAAAGTTTAGCGCTCACTGGCCAAACATGACGCCGGAGTGGTTTGAGTCCCGCGCCTGGATCTGGCTTCATTATGCGGTGGTTAAACTGGGAAGGGGCGAACTTTTTGAAGCGATGGGTATGTTGGCATTCTTCCGCGAGCAGGTGCTGGGACCTATGCTGTACCGTCGTGCAAATTTACCGCAACGTGGCGTTCGCCGCATTGAATTCCTCAGCATTGATCCTGATGGCCTGCTGACTTCTACGCTGTCCACGCACGATTGTGACTCCGTCAGCATGGCCATCAAAATGGCCGCTGATGCTTATATCAATCTGCGAGCTGATGCTTTGCCTGACAATATTGCAGACGATGCGGCTCGTTGGGCAGTTCTTGCCATGCTGAAAGAGTACTCTGACTAAGTCCCTTCTTATCGCTAACATCTGGGATGCCGCCAGCAATGCAGCCGAAAAACTTCTGCTCTGTATTAGTGCCTTGAGTTTGTAATCTAAGACGTTTTTCGCAAGTAAAGGTCAGTATATCGTTCAAAACTGACCATGGTTTCTTTTTCTCTGGGCTTAGCTTTAAGGAGCTCTTTGTTAGTGAGGGGGCGTGTGATACGCGCTATGTCTGGATTCTTTCCATAGTTGGTACACGTTTAATGGACCACAGTATAGATAGCGTATACTTATACGTGTACCAATTTTCTCTGGATTTAGCCGGATGTCCTCGGACAATAACAGACACAAAAAAGCCCGCAGGGCTTGCGCCGTGCGGGCTCTTAGGACTTCAGCGGATAACTCTGATAATCACCAATGGAGAAATTTGGGCTGGCGGGAGTTGAACCCGCGTCCGAAATTCCTACATACCATTTTTACTATAGCAAAAACAGTAGTTTGCATTTAAAAACAGTGCGTTATTGTTATGTAGTGTTTGTCCATTTTACTAATTTTTAATGCGCTGCCGCCAAAGTGCCGCCAACTTCGTTAGGAACTAGAGTTAGTGCTTCAGAAACGTAATCAGCCCATTCCTGCGAAGAAAATGCTTGTAAAGAATTGGCGTGTTTTCTGAATTTAAACCTCAACTTACCAACATATAAGTAATTATAAATGTTGTCGTAATGTGGTATATCTTCATTATATATCAAACGAATTAGTTTTCTTGATAGAAGATATGATATTTCTAAAATATCGGCGAATACTTGTTCTTCAAGTGTAAATGTTTTTAATTGATACCCATCATATTTTATCAAACAGTATACATGAGATATGGGGGATGTACATATCAGGTCTAATAACGAGGCTGTATTATATGACAAAGTGTTAAGTCGAATCATGTAACTTAATGGATTATATTCATCTATAGAGTGTTGAACCGACAGAGTATTATTAATTGTGTTTAAGTACTCCTTTAATTGCACTAAAAAATCAGGGTTTGCGGTGAAGTTAGATGTGGTCTCTATAGTTGATTTGTTGTATATTTTTGTATATAAAAGATATGGGTTGGAAATTTTAATTTCATCTGCTGTAAACAAAGTGATATTTGGTTCGCCATTGAATTTAATGAGGTTTCCATCTGAGTCTCTCGCGCTTTGAAGATTGTAGGCGAATATTTCCTTTGTTTTCTCAATAAAGTTTTTCTCATGTGCTAAATATCTATCGACTGCATTTTTCGTTTCAGCGGTGTTGATCTGAGCTTCGGTTTGTATAGTGCGATGTATATTGTTGACGATCGAAGCCAAAGGAACTGCACTAGCTAGCAATAGTAGAGGGAATTTGCTTATTTCGTAAAATCTTGAATAGCCATGTGCGGAGAGTACTGGTTCTTTTCCCCACCATGTGAAAAAACCAAAATAGATAAAGGAAAATAAAGGTGTTAAAACTGAAATCCAAAATAATTTCTGACGAAATAAATTTCTTTTATCAAGCATGTACCATTTTTTTACTATTGTAATAAATACTAATAAAACGATTGCTGCAATATAAATCACTGTATAACAAGTATCACTTAACATGATTTTCACTCAATATAATTTAAAGGATTCTTAGTTACTGCATCTTCTAAGTGTTCTGGTGAAAAATGAGAATAGATCATCGTCATTTTTATATCGGCATGGCCCAGAATATCGCGCAGCACCAGTATGTTTCCGCCATTCATCATAAAATGGCTGGCGAATGTATGACGTAGCACGTGAGTGCATTGGCCCTCTGGCAGCTCGATGCCAGCTCGCTTTACTGCTCGTTCAAAGGCTTTTCTGCACGGGGTGAATAGCTTCCCTCTGTTCTTGGGGAGTTCGTCATACAGATCTTGAGATATCGGCACGGTGCGGTTTTTCTTACCCTTCGTCTTGGTATAAGTGATGCGGTATTTAGATAACTGATGGCCCTGCAGGTTTTCGGCTTCACTCCAGCGTGCGCCGGTGGCCAGGCATATTTTTGCAATCAAAAGCAGACTGGGGTTTTGAGAATCAGCGCAGGCATCTAGCAGACGTTTAATTTCTTCCGAGGTCAGGAACGCCAGTTCCCCCTCAGCGATTTTAAATGTTGGCAGCCCGGCGAGAGGATTTGGTGCTGACCAGTGGCCTAGTTTTTTCAATGTGCCGAAAACCGATGATAGGTTACGTTGCTCAAGATTCACCGTGCGTGGTTTTACTGGCGACATTAGTGTGCCGTCTTCGTTACGAACGTCACCTTTTAACCGTGCTTCGCGGTATTTCGTAAAGTCACCGGCTGTCAGTTCTGAGGCGATGGGGTCGCCTAGACCATTACAGATAATTCTAAGTTTCGCCATGAGGCGCTTGGGGTCTGCGAGTGTCTGACCATACAGGGAATACCAAAGCTCAATTAATTCTGATAGGCGTCGCCGATCATCCTTTTCACCCAACCACGGTTTTTTATTCACTTCTTCCATTGTGAAGCTTTCAAAAGCAATGGCTTCGCCTTTCGTAGCAAATTGCTTACGCACGCGCTTACCATTGCGTCCATTGGGATAGCACTCACACAACCATTTTCCGTTCGGCTGTTTTCTGATGGTCATATCAAAGGCTCTTAATGATTTTCAGTGCGCGGCCTACTACCTCAATGTCATCTAGGCCACACTCAAACGATGAATCATCCTGATGTACTACTAATTTGTTTCCCGGGAGTCGAGTCAATTTAACAATGCTTTTTATCCCGTCGATATCGACTAACCACATACCATTTACTGGTGGTGTTTGGTTGCGATCTATTAAATAAGAATCACCAGAAGTAGTCACCAGCAGTAGGTTGCTTGAGTCTGAGGGGAGTATGCTGCTATCAATGATTGCTTTTCCAGCATCGATCAATAAACCACCGTTGAGAGTCGCCTTGTCAATTTCAGGAGATACTAGTTCAGAAAGAGGTATAACCTTGCTGGAGTTCACGGAATTGATATTTTTTTGGGGTTCAATGTTTGAACCTGGCTCCCCCTGTCCGGTGGTTAGCCACAGTAAAGAAACTCCTGTTTCCAAGGCGCACTGAATCACCCACTCTGCAGGAAAACTATCTCTTAAGTATCTGTTTGCCATGGTGCTTTTTGATGCGCCTAAGTGATCGCAAAGTTGCTGTCTGGACTTGAAATCATAGGCTGCCATTAGTCTATGGATAGCCTCTCTTCCCCCTGTATTCTCTCCAACCTTTACATGTATCATTTTTTAATCCTGTTGACGTATCAAATATTGGATCGTAGTATCTCGATGTATCAAATATTGAATCAAGTAAAACGAGATAAAACGACGTAAACCAAACCTTAATCGGGAGATACTGCACTATGAGCACTGATATTTCAATTCGTGTACCAAAAGAGATGGCTACGCCTGCAGAGTTCGCGGAATGGGAAGGTATCTCCCGCGGCTCCGTGTATCAAAAAATTCACCATGGTCAGCTTGCTAAATACATGGTCAAGAAAGAAAAAAACAAAGGCCGCGTAAGCCTGCGTTATTTAATGTACAAAACCGATCAGGTCCGTGAATCCCTCGGTCATTCCAACTTCCGCGTCATTGTTGGTAAGTAAGTTCAATTATGAGAACTTTCTAAGGGGGTAGCATGTTTGATTATAAGATTTCCAAACACCCGCATTTTGATGAAGCCTGTAGAGCTTTTGCACTTCGTCACAATATGGCGAAGCTGGCAGAACGTGCAGGAATGAATGTCCAGACTCTGCGAAACAAACTCAACCCAGATCAACCGCATCAGCTCAATGCGCCAGAAATCTGGCTGCTTACCGATCTGACTGAAGATTCAACGCTGATAGATGGTTTTCTGGCACAGATTCACTGCCTGCCATGTGTACCGATTAATGAGGTAGCAAAAGAGAAACTGCCGCATTACGTCATGAGTGCAACCGCAGAGATCGGGCGTGTTGCTGCAGGTGCGGTATCTGGCGATGTAAAAACCAGTGCCGGTCGTCGTGATGCCATCAGCAGCATTAATTCTGTAACACGACTGATGGCGCTGGCGGCTGTTTCATTGCAGGCCCGTTTACAGGCTAACCCTGCGATGGCGAGTGCAGTTGATACTGTGACTGGCCTCGGTGCTTCATTCGGTTTGCTGTGAGGTGCTTATGCTGACGAAAGAACCATCATTTGCGTCGCTGCTGGTAAAACAAAGTCCGGCAATGCACTACGGTCACGGCTGGATCACGGGTGAGGATGGAAAACGCTGGCATCCATGTCATTCACAAGATGAATTGCTGTCTGAATTGACCACGAGGAAACGGAGAAAGTCCAAATGTATGCGGCAGAAAGTGAAGTGGTTTATCAGTTTCGTTACAGAGGGGAGAGTTATTCAGTACCTGAAGATGATTTGCTCTGTTGCTATCCGTCATTGTCGGGCGATGGCAGTTACTTTTTCACGTTAAAGGATGGGACGTTTTTACGGGGAGAGCAGGTTAAAGAGACGATACGAAAAAATGTATCTCCTCTTGAGCGTTACCGTAAGAACAAAGAACGATAGCTGCGTTTGGGGGATATGAAGTATGGCAATTAATGGCGCTGCAGCAACTGTTCCATTAAGCCCCGGTGAACGCCTGAATGGACTTAATCACATTGCGGAGTTAAGGGCGAAAGTTTTTGGCATGAATATTGAGTCAGAGCTTGAGCGGTTTATTAAAGATATGCGTGATCCACGGGATATTAATAGCGAACAAAATAAACGGGCACTGGCTGCCATATTCTTTATGGCAAAAATTCCAGCTGAACGTCATAGCATCAGCATTAATGAGCTGACCACTGACGAAAAGCGGGAGTTGATTAAAGCAATGAATCATTTTCGTGCAGTGGTGAGCTTATTTCCCAGACGGCTAACCATGCCGAATTAACCAACTAATGAAATTCATGGCGTAAACCCGCCGGGCATCCCTTTATCTAAATTCAGGAGAATTGACAATGCGTAATATTGAAACCCGCGCCACTAAAACCGGACCGGATGATGCAGGGCTTAATCTTTTACTGACAGAGGCTCGTCTGGAAGAACGCCGGGCAAGGGCTGAAGCAATGGCTGCCCGCCTTGATAGTCTTGCGTGTCATATCACATCCCGCCAGCTAAACCACGTCGAAGCGGCAGAACTGCTGCGTGTGACCGCTGAAGCAATCCAGAACGAAGCGCAGGAGATCCACTAATGGCTGATGCAATGGATCTCGTACAGCAGCGCGTTGAAGAAGAACGCCAGCGCCATATCCGTGCTGCCCGTGCCAAAACGCCGGGCGTGTCCCGCGTGCTTTGCGTTGAGTGTGAAGCGCCAATTCCGCCAGCACGCCGCCGTGCCATTCCGGGTGTGCAGCTTTGCATTACCTGTCAGGAAATCGCAGAGCTGAAAGGCAAACATTACAACGGAGGTGCTGTATGAGCACCATCCTGAAATGGGCGGGAAATAAAACCGCCATAATGTCCGAACTGAAAAAGCATCTTCCTGCTGGCCCGCGACTGGTTGAACCTTTCGCGGGTTCCTGTGCAGTGATGATGGAGACGGATTACCCCAGCTATCTTGTTGCGGATATTAATCCTGATTTAATCAACCTCTATAAAAAGGTTGCTGCTGATTGTGAGGCGTTTATATCTCGTGCCAGAGCTTTATTTGAGGAAGCAAACAGGGAGGTGGCTTATTACAACATAAGGCAGGAGTTTAATTACTCCACTGAAATTACTGATTTCATGAAAGCGGTATATTTCCTGTATCTCAATCGTCACGGTTACCGTGGTTTATGTCGCTATAACAAGAGCGGGCATTTCAACATTCCCTACGGTAATTATAAAAATCCGTATTTCCCTGAAAAAGAAATTCGCGCATTTGCAGAAAAAGCCCAGCGGGCAACGTTTATCTGCGCCAGCTTTGATGAAACGCTGGCGATGTTGAAGGCGGGGGATGTGGTGTATTGCGATCCGCCGTATGACGGTACGTTTTCCGGCTATCACACTGATGGTTTCACTGAAGATGACCAGTATCACCTGGCATCCGTTCTTGAACATCGAGCATCTGAAGGACATCCGGTCATTGTTTCTAACAGTGACACGTCTTTGACTCGGTCTCTTTATCGTAATTTCACTCACCACTACATCAGGGCGAAACGCAGCATCGGCGTTGCAGCGGGGGAGGGAAAATTTGCAACAGAGATGATTGTCACTAAATCTGCTAATTGGTTTAGTGCCGATTTTAGTAGGGGACGTGACTCTACTGTTATTTTCGGGGTGCAAGTGTGAAAGAAATGCACCACGGAATTCATCATTTCCATGGGACGCCTGTCTGGGGAAGTGCTGGCGACGTTCATCGTATTGCGGTGAGCGGAGCTGGCGCTTTCGTCTCCTATGTACGACCAGATCAGATTGCGGCGTCCATTCAGCACGCTCAGGTCGTCGGCATTGATAACGGCGCATTTTCTGCATGGGTGCGTGGGCTAAAAATTAACTGGAGTGATTTTTATAAATGGCTCCTGAACTATTACCACCATCCTAAGGTCGCTTTTTTTGTCATTCCTGATGTTGTGGACGGCGGTGAACGTGACAATGATGCCCTGATAAACGAAGTTCCGAAAATGTTCTACGGGAAGGCAACTCCCGTCTGGCATCTGCACGAGTCAATCGATCGGCTTATCGAGCTATGTCGTGAATGGCCTCGTGTCTGCTTTGGATCGTCTGGTGAATATGCGGCTATCAGAACTGCGCACTGGCATCGTCGTATGCAGGACGCTTTTGAAGCAATTTATTGCCGACACAATTTCAAAACAGCTGTTCATGGTTTGCGCATGCTTGACGGTCGTGTGTTGGGAAATTACCCACTGGCGACTGCCGACAGTACAAATCTTGCCTGCAATGTCCCCAAATTTAATAGCAAATATCCTGAGCTTACGCGGGCTATTCAGGAGGCTGAGTATTCGCGCAATCTGACGGAAAAGGAGCTGAAAGCTGTCATTCTGAAAAACCGTTGCGCAATTTTAAAAGGTGCAATTGAAGCTGTTCGCCCACCTTCAGTTTCTGATTGGCTGTCGAATGGTTTGCAGCCTTCACAGCTCGAACTGGAGATTGCGTAATGAACTACAGCTATTCCTGGAATGCTGAGAAAAAAGCAATCAATCCTTACGTAGAGACAGAAGAGCAATCTTCAGTTTCTGCGCTTTCAAACCTGATCGCTCTGTACGCTGCCGATAACGAGCAGGAACACCTGCGCCGCGAGGTACTGAGTGATCAGGTCTGGGAGCGTTATTTCTTTAATGAATCCCGTGATCCTGTCCAGCGCGAAATGGAGCAGGATAAGCTCATTAGTCGGGCAAAGCTGGCGCATGAGCAGCAGCGTTTTAATCCAGATATGGTCATTCTGGCGGACGTCAATGCCCAGCCTTCCCATATCAGCAAGCCGCTGATGCAACGTATTGAATACTTCAGCAGCCTGGGCAGGCCAAAGGCTTATTCCCGCTATTTGCGTGAGACGATTAAGCCATGTCTGGAACGGCTTGAGCATGTACGCGACAGTCAGCTATCCGCTTCTTTTCGCTTTATGGCAAGCCATGAAGGGCTGGACGGCCTGCTGATCCTGCCTGAAATGAGTCAGGATCAGGTGAAACGCCTGTCCACCCTTGTTGCTGCGCATATGAGCATGTGTCTTGATGCAGCTTGTGGTGATTTGTATGCCACCGATGACGTTAAGCCAGAAGAAATCCGCAAGACATGGGAAAGGGTGGCGGCGGAAACCCTGCGTCTGGATGTCATCCCTCCTGCGTTTGAGCAACTGCGCCGGAAAAGAAACCGCCGTAAACCCGTGCACTATGAACTCATTCCGGGTTCGCTGGCGCGTATGTTGTGCGCCGACTGGTGGTATCGGAAATTATGGAAGATGCGTTGCGAATGGCGGGAAGAGCAGTTGCGTGCTGTCTGCCTGGTTAGCAAAAAAGCATCTCCTTATGTCAGCTATGAAGCCGTGATGCATAAACGTGAGCAGCGCCGTAAGTCGCTGGAGTTTTTCCGTTCTCATGAACTGGTGAACGAAGACGGCGACACGCTGGACATGGAGGATGTGGTAAACGCCAGCAGCAGCAACCCTGCGCATCGCCGCAATGAGATGATGGCCTGTGTTAAAGGTCTGGAGCTTATCGCGGAAATGCGCGGTGACTGCGCCGTTTTCTACACCATCACCTGTCCGTCACGTTTCCATTCCACGCTAAATAACGGCAGGCCCAACCCAACCTGGACAAATGCGACGGTAAGACAAAGCAGTGATTATCTGGTCGGCATGTTTGCTGCATTTCGTAAGGCGATGCACAAAGCCGGATTGCGGTGGTATGGCGTGCGGGTGGCTGAGCCGCATCATGACGGTACAGTTCACTGGCACCTGTTGTGTTTTATGCGCAAAAAAGACCGCCGCGCCATCACTGCATTACTGCGTAAGTTTGCCATCCGTGAAGACCGCGAGGAGCTGGGCAATAACACTGGGCCGCGCTTTAAGTCTGAGTTGATTAACCCGCGCAAAGGTACGCCAACAAGCTACATCGCGAAATACATCAGTAAGAACATTGACGGGCGTGGTCTGGCTGGCGAGATCAGCAAGGAAACGGGGAAATCCCTTCGTGATAATGCTGAATACGTTAATGCCTGGGCGTCTCTGCATCGTGTTCAGCAATTCCGCTTCTTTGGCATTCCGGGGCGTCAGGCTTACCGTGAACTGCGATTGCTGGCTGGTCAGGCGGCAAGGCAACAGGGGGACAAAAAAGCAGGTGCGCCGATACTGGATAACCCGCGCCTTGATGCCATCCTGGCTGCTGCTGATGCTGGTTGTTTTGCCACCTACATCATGAAGCAGGGCGGCGTACTGGTTCCCCGCAAATATCACTTGATCAGAACCGCTTATGAAATCAATGAAGAGCCGACCGCCTATGGCGATCACGGTATTCGTATTTATGGCATCTGGTCACCCATTGCAGAGGGTAAGATCTGCACTCATGCAGTGAAGTGGAAAATGGTTCGTAAAGCCGTTGACGTTCAGGAGGCGGCAGCCGACCAGGGCGCTTGCGCCCCTTGGACTCGTGGCAATAACTGTCCCCCTGTTGAAAAATTGAACCATACAGGGGGAGATCTGCCCGATATTAAAACCATGAATGAGCAGGAACTGCAGGATTACCTATACAATATGGGCCAGAAGGAACGCCGGGAGCTGACAGCCAGGTTGAGACTGGTAAAACCGAAGCGGAAAAAAGCATACAAACAGAGTATTTCGGAGCAGCAGCGTCTGCAGCTTGAAGCGGAATTGACTGCCAGAGGGTTTGAAGGTAGTGCATCGGAGATTGATTTGCTTCTGCGTGGTGGCAGCATTCCATCCGGGGCCGGTTTACGTATTTTTTACCGTAACCAGCGGCTGCAGGAAGATGACAAATGGCGTCAGTGGTACTAAGACTGCTGTTTAACATTTCGTGCTTTATTGACTGGTGTCAGTGTATCCAATTAACTGACAAAAAACAGTTTTACATTTTTTTGTTCCTATTATACTGTTCATATAAACAGTGGGTATATATACAGTTGTTGTGTATCCGTGTAATGATAGGAGGGAAGATGCAGGACTATCTTTTGGAGTCATTGAAGCTCCAGCGTATTGATTTTTTTATCAAGCTTGTAGCGGCTAGTGAGTGCAGCGATGAAGAAAAGCGGCTGGCTATCCAGTGGGTGTCTGAACTGACTGACGAGTTGATGGCGAAAATTCGCAGCCATGAATACAGCCGGTCAATGGACGTTACCAGTTAAAGGGAATCTGTATGCGCATTGAAATAATGATCGATAAAGAGCTGAAGATTAGCCAGGTCACACTGGAAGCCCTTGAATCCGAGCTTTACCGTAATTTGCGCCCTCTGTATCCCAAAACAGCAATTCGTATCCGTAAGGGCAGCGCCAATGGTGTTGAACTGAGCGGGTTAAAACTGGATGAAGACAAAAAGCGAGTGATGGAAATCATGCAGCAGGTCTGGGAGGACGACAGCTGGTTACATTAGGGAACGTTGCGGACGATAAAACTGGTTTTTACCGTTCGCAAGGTTGAGCAACGAGCCGTGCGAGGCGTTAGTTATGGATAAATTGGTTGCAGGGTGATATGTAAATAGGTTAATACGTAGCACTCTTCGAATAGTTTCGTATTTTTGTTGTCCTATAATTATAAGATGACAGCCTCCATGCACCACAATCCGTGGCGTTTGAGGCATAAGGAGGAAAATATGTCTGAACTTCTGCGCAAAGTTCTCTCTGCACCGGGTAAGATTATGCAGGATGTTATCCGTCAGGATGTGCAACAGTCTGATAATAGTAAAATTATCACAGATGCTAATGGTGCGGCGACCTTAAACATGAACAATAAGCAGGTACGTGAATCAATGCGTGCCAGAATGGAAGAATTGGCTGCAAAACGACAAGGATGAGGAATGGGACCCTTAGTTATCATGGTCGTCCTGGTTTGCGGGTTCTGGTACACCGAAAATCATTACCAGTCCCGCATCAGGCAAGCAAGAAGTAATGGTTGGAATTCCTATTTTTATGTAGCTATGCATGGTTGTAAGTTTGCTATTCAGGGGTTTACTCTGATGGCTGTTACATTCGTTAGCTTGCTAGTTATAAGCTCAGTTATCAATGTTTTTGGCTATTTTTGGCCTAGGTTACATGTGGACTTTTATTCATGGCTCACAGACGTAAAGATAATGTCTTACCCATTGTTCTTTGTGTTGTCTATGCTGCTTGCGGTGTTTATTGCTTATGACCAAGGTAACAATGCGCGAAGAGCAATAGAAAACGAAGAGATTCGTCAATCTGCATATCGCGAGATGGCAGCTCAAGATGGAATTGAGTCACTGTTAGTTCAGGCTATAGATGAAGGTAAGCTCATCTTTGTTACGCTAAAATCCAGAAAAGTTTACATTGGTTACGTAGCTGCTCCTCGGATGGAGCATCAGGAAACTCAGCATCTGGCTCTCATACCATACATTAGTGGTTATCGTGATAAAGATACGCTCAGATACCATGAGCAGCATCGTTACTATGAACTTTACCTTAGCAAAAATATTACAGCAGACTCAACTCCACTGAACTTAAATCATTTTAGGCATGTAATCCCAATGGATCAGGTTGAGAGTATTTCAATATTTGATACTGAAACTTATAAATCTTTCGAAGATTTTTCTACGCCTGACCAGACCAAAGTCACTGCATGACTATGCCGCATGAATATGCATGATCGTTTGAGGATCGTTTTTGCTGAGGCCCGCCAGTTCTGGTGGGCTTTTGCTTATGTCATGCACCTGCATGAAAATCGCTACAAAAAGCGGGCAGGCGTGGCGGGGATACGAGCGCGCGCTCACTGACAGTTTTCAGAAAAGTATATATAATCGCCTGAAAGATCTATACGTGCAGTGGAAATCATCAAATGGATAAAAGATATCAGGTTTTTGTTAGTTCAACTTTTGCTGATCTTGAAGAAGAAAGACAGGAAGTAATGCAAGCACTGCTGGAGCTTGATTGTATGCCAGCAGGAATGGAATTATTTCCAGCAACAAATAGTGATCAGTGGAGTTTAATAAAAAAAATAATTGACGATAGTGATTATTATATTGTTATCTTGGCAGGGCGTTATGGTTCAATTGGTCCTGATGGAATAAGCTATACAGAAATGGAGTATCGTTATGCTTTGGAAACTGGTAAGCCAGTTATAGGTTTTATTCATAAAGATAAAAGTAACCTCCCCGCAAAACGTTGTGAGTCAAACCCTGAAGGCGTAGAAAAACTAAAGGCTTTCGAAGAGCTAGTTAAAACAAAATTATGTCGTTTTTGGGAGTCTCCTGCAGAGTTAGGTAGCCAGGTTAGCAGAAGTTTGATTAGACTAATTAAAGAATGTCCTGCAATTGGGTGGGTTAAAGGAAATTTAGTAACTAATGATGGTGATGCAAAGGAAATATTGAAATTAAAAAGGCGAATTGAGGAGCTTGAAAGTCAACTTGTATCAAGTATGACTGAAGCGCCTGCAGGTGCAGAAAAACTATCTCAAGGAGATGAGCTTTTTGAATTGGATTATGAATTCTGTGTGTCGCCTACAGAATGGAGACATAATGGTGAAGAATATACCGATAAGGTCAAATTAAGCTGGAACGATATTTTTTCATATGTTTCGCCTTTGATGATAGATGAGATAGTGGATGATAAGCTATATAGTGCTTTAAATAACTGTGTGCGAAATGCAGTTCAAGATATCATCTATGAGGATTTTAAAGATATGAATTTATTATCTTTAAAAGTATCTAATTCTGATTTCCAAACAATAAAAGTGCAGTTTAGGGCGCTTGGGTTGATTATTAAAAGTGAAAAGAGTAGAAGTGTTAAAGATAAAGGTACTTATTGGACTTTAACACCGTATGGCGAAAATTTAATGACAACATTGAGAGCGATTAAAAAAACTTTGGTATAGATAACAAAGGCCGTTCATATATGAACGGCCTTTGTTTTATTGTGTGGGAAAGCTATATGATTCGAATTTTATAATAACTTTACCAAGCCATTTATTTACTTCTTGTATATGCTTTTGCAGTGGTGTTAGCTCATTTCGCACAAAGACGCGGCTGGCCTTCTCCACATCCCCAAACCCCCCGACATTATTAGGCATAATCCCCATCATTTGCGGCGGCACGCGGTGCGCAGCCATCATGTCATCACGGCTCACGTTTTTGATATTCAAAAACTCATCCTTCGCTGCGACTTCTGACAACGGGATAATCTGAAGTCCGTCCTTTTTGCCGTTAGGCGAGTACATAAACAGATTGCGGAAGTTGCCAGGGCCTTTGGCGCTTTTCATCGCATTGCGGAGGTTGTTCACATCCTCCTGGTTCTGCGCGGCATCGGTCATGTACATGATGAAGCCTGCATGACTACCGTTAATGTAATACTTGCGGCGGAACAGCGTGGCGGATTCGTTGAGCAGGGCTGACGGAATGGCAGAAAGATAACCGGGCAGGCCGTAGATCTCCTGGTTGATGTCCGGTTCCATCAGATGAAAAATACTGCCTTTCGTGAACTGATACGGTTGCGTGGTCATGCCGTATTGCACAAACCAGTAGGTATCCAGGTCTAACCCGCGTCGGGTGTATTTTGCCAGGGCAGGTTCAAGGGCGATAACTTCACCGAAGCGGTTCGTGCGTTTTTCCAGGTAGGCGTTACCAAATACCAGATAGTCCTGCACAAAACGTGAAAACGCCTGCTGGCTGAGCAACGGGTGAGGGATATAGGTGCTGGTCAGAATATTGCACTTTACTGCAATCGGTGAGCTGTGATGCACGGCGGCGCGGAAGGTTCGCGCCAGTCCGTCAAAACTCACTGGCGGCTCATACCAGCGATCTGTCTGTACGCATTCCACATAGTCCAGCAGTTCGCGGCGGTCCAGTACTGGAATGGGATCGCCGAAGCTGAATGCTTCGGCTGAAGTCTGGCTTTTATGCTGGGTCTGGTTCTGCGACGCAGCGCGGTTCTTCTTACTCTTTCCCATCAAAAAATCTCCACAATATTACTTGTATTGGCGGACTCGCCCTGCAGTGGTTCGTTAAACAGTGCGTGCATTGTTGCCCAGGCCAGATCGGCGTGGCTGGCTTCTTCGCTGCGGCTGGCTTCATAGGTCGGGCGGTTGCCGCTGGCGGTGGTGGCGCGACGGATTGCCATAAATGATTGCGCAATGTCGGTGTGCCCGGCGTCAAACTCCAGACGGCGGTGGCTGATAATGTCGTAGGCCTTGAGTACCAGCGCGTTTTTAACGTTGGGGTTGTAGACAAACTCCCGGACGGCAGGAAAGAACGCTTTCACGTTCTCATAAACCCCGTGACCGACGCCGGTCGAGTCGATGCCGATATAGGTCACGTTGTACTGTTCGGTCAGTTTTTTGATGGCGTCCGCCTGGGCGCGGAAGTCCATCCCGCGCCACTGGTGACGCTCAAGAATGCGGAACTTACCGCCCGGCACGGCTGGCGGAGCCACCACAACGCATCCGGCACTGTCGCCGTTCTGCGTACCTTTTGCCGGGTCATAACCGATCCACACCTCGCGCCAGCCAAACGGGCGCAGGGCCAGTGCATGAAAGTCGGTCCAGACTTCCCAGCTGTCCACCATGCACGCCTGCAGCTCGCTGAGCGGGAACACGGACGCGAGATCGTCTACGAACTCACACATCAGCAGGTTCTGGTATTCGTCCGGGCTGTACTCCATGCGCAACTGGTCGAGGTCGAACAGGTTACAGCCGCCGCGCACCGCATCTTCCACGGTGACTATCTGGCGGTATTGCCCGTCTGCGCACAGCAGGCCGGGGGCCAGATTGTTGTGGGACAGGTCGATGTCCACCTTATCGGCTTTGTTGCGCCCACGGTTGAACAGCGCACCGGACCAGAACGGATAAGCACTGTGTGTCAGGCTGGATGGCGTGGAAAAATAGGTTTGTCGCCATTTTTTGTGAATAGCCATACCGGATGCCACTTTGCGCAGCTCCTGGAATTTCGGTATCCAGAAATATTCATCCAGATACAGGTTGCCGTGGTAACTCTGGGCCGTGCGGGCATTGGTGCCGAGGAAGTAAAGCGTGGCTCCGTTAGGAAGCACCATCGGATCGCCTTTTAGCTCCACCTCGACTTCTTTGGCGAAGTCGATGATGTATTGTTTAAAGACGTGGGCCTGAGCCTTACTGGCAGAAAGGAAAATCTGGTTACGTCCGGTAAGCAGGGCGTCAATCAGGGCTTCACGGGCAAAATAGAAGGTTGCGCCGATCTGGCGAGACTTCAGCAGGTTGCGGATGCGGTTGGTTTTTCCGGCTTCCCACCAGTGGCGCTGGTAGTTGAACATGGAGGAATGGAAGATTTCTTCCAGCTTCTCAATCTGCTCATCGGTGAAAACATTCTTTTCCGGCTGACGGCGTGGGCCTTTGTTGCGGTTGGCGACGTTAGGGTTTAAGTCGGCTTCGTTACCGCCATTGTTAAACTTGCCGATCCGCGCGTGGCGCTCCGACTGGCGCGCCAGCAGGTCAATTTCTTTGAAATCTTTCCCTTCTTTGTGCTCCTTCATAATGAGCTGGCAGTAGCGTGCGGCGGTGGTGAGCTGCATCTGATCCAGCGGCCCATAGTCACCCCACTTGTCGCGTTTTTTCCAGCTGTGAACGGTTGCAACTTTCTCGCCCAGCATTTCAGCAATGCGGGCTACGCGGTATCCCTGAAAGTACAGCAGCATGGCCTGCCGACGGGGATCGAGATCTGCGGGTGTCAGTGTGGTGTTCATGGCACAAACCTACAGCCTTGAATGAAGGCTTTCCCCGCCTGCGGTTTGTGTGGTTGTCGGTACAAATACCGCGCATTGTTTCACTGCCCCCATCACCGCAACCATAAGGCTCCAGTAAGTTTTTTCTAACGGAGCACGGCTCATGACAGTGAAAGTAAAGCGTTTTCGCATCGGGGTGGAAGGTGCCACCACCGACGGACGCGAAATCCAGCGTGAATGGCTGGAACAGATGGCAGCCAGCTACAACCCGACGGTGTACACCGCGCTGATTAACCTTGAGCACATCAAGTCTTATCTGCCGGACAGCACCTTTAACCGCTACGGCAAGGTGACGGCGCTGTTTGCTGAAGAAATCACGGAAGGTCCGCTGGCAGGCAAGATGGCGCTGTATGCCGACGTTGAGCCAACGGAGTCCCTGGTGGAGCTGGTGAAAAAAGGCCAGAAATTATTCACCTCTATGGAAGTCAGCCCGAAGTTCGCTGATACGGGCAAAGCCTACCTGGTCGGCCTGGCTGCCACTGATGACCCTGCCAGTCTGGGCACTGAAATGCTGACATTCAGCGCCAGTGCAGCCCATAACCCGCTGGCAAACCGCAAGCAGAATCCTGCCAATCTCTTTACCGCTGCAGAGGAAACGGTGATCGAACTGGAAGAAATCCAGGATGACAAACCGTCCCTGTTTGCCCGTGTCACGGCGCTGTTCACCAAAAAAGAGCAGTCCGATGACGCCCGGTTCTCTGATGTGCATAAGGCCGTGGAGCTGGTCGCCACTGAGCAGCAGAACCTGAGCGCACGCACCGAAAAATCCCTGTCTGAGCAGGAAGAACGTCTGTCTGAGCTGGAGACTGCCCTGCAGGCACAGCAGACCGCCTTTAACGAACTGGTGAATAAGCTGAGTCATGAAGACAGCCGCCAGGACTACCGCCAGCGTGCAACAGGCGGTAACGCCCCCGCTGACACTCTGACCAATTGCTGATGGAGCACAAAACCTGATGAAGAAGAATACCCGCTTTGCTTTTAACGCTTACCTGCAGCAGCTGGCGCGTCTGAACGGTGTGGCAGTTGAAGAACTGTCCAGCAAGTTCACCGTGGAGCCGTCTGTGCAGCAGACGCTGGAAGACCAGATCCAGCAATCCGCCGCTTTCCTGACGCTGATTAACGTCACGCCAGTGACCGAGCAGTCTGGTCAGCTGCTGGGGCTGGGTGTTGGCAGCACCATTGCCGGAACCACTGATACCACCGCAAAAGAGCGTGAGCCTGTCGATCCGACGCTGATGATCGATGTGGAATACAAATGCGAGCAGACCAACTTTGACACGGTGCTGACCTACGCGAAGCTGGACCTGTGGGCGAAGTTTCAGGATTTCCAGGTGCGTATTCGTGACGCGATCGTGAAACGTCAGGCACTGGACCGCATCATGATCGGCTTTAACGGCGTGAAGCGTGCGAAAACCTCAAACCGTAGCGAAAACCCGCTGCTGCAGGATGTGAATAAAGGCTGGCTGCAGAAAATCCGTGAGGATGCACCGGATCACGTCATGGGCAGCACCACCACGGGCGGTGAAACCACACCGGGTGCGGTGAAAGTCGGGAAAGGTGGCGAATATGCCAACCTGGACGCCGTGGTGATGGATGCCGTCAATGAGCTTATCGACGTGGTCTACCAGGACGATGACGATCTGGTGGTGATTTGCGGTCGTGAACTGTTGTCTGACAAGTATTTCCCACTGGTCAACAAAGAGCAGGAAAACAGTGAAAAACTGGCTGCCGATATGATCATCAGTCAGAAACGCATGGGTGGCCTGCAGGCCGTGCGTGCGCCGTTCTTCCCGCCGAATGCACTGCTGATCACCCGTCTGGATAACCTGTCCATCTACTGGCAGGAAGACACCCGCCGCCGTTCAGTTATCGACAACCCGAAACGTGACCGGATTGAAAACTTTGAATCCGTTAATGAAGCCTATGTGGTTGAGGACTACCGCTGCGCCGCACTGGTGGAAAACATCCAGATTGGTGATTTCAGCGCCGCCGCAGCCGAAACCGGAGCGTAATCCATGAGCCTGAGTCCCGCACGGCAGCATCGCCTGCGCGTTCAGGCTGAACAGGCCGCCCGCGAGGGCGGCAGTGTTCGCCACGCATCGGGCTATGACCTGATGCTGCTGCAACTGGCGGAAGACCGCCGCCGTCTCAAGGGCGTTCAGTCCACGGTCAAAAAAGCGGAAATCAAGGTGGAGCTGCTGCCGAAGTACGCCGCCTGGGCAGAGGGTGTCCTGGCTGCCGGAGGCGCTCAACAGGATGACGTGCTGATGTACGTGATGCTGTGGCGCATTGATGCCGGAGATTATGCCGGGGCGCTGGAGATCGGGCGTCATGCCCTGCGTCATGGCTGGGTGATGCCGCTGGGTAACCGCAAAGTGCAGACCGTGCTGGCAGAGGAAATGGCAGACGCCGCGCAGAGCGCAATGCTTGCCGCCACCGGCTTTGATGCTGATCTGTTGCTGCAGACGCTGGAGCTGACAGACGGTCTGGATATGCCGGACCAGTCACGGGCGCGTCTGCATAAAGCGATTGGCGCTGTCCTGAGTGAAAGCAATCCGGCGTCCGCCCTTAATCATCTCAACCATGCGTTACAGCTCGATCCCCGCTGTGGCGTGAAAAAAGACAAACAGCAGCTGGAGCGCAGACTGCGCAATGACAGCCGCTGACAGAACGTGCCCCCGCGCACGGGCGGCACGGGGTGGCGAAAGGCACTGCCACATCAAAACCCCGTCCACCGCCCTCTATTTCAGGAGAAAGCAGCATGAAGTTTGTTGCGCCAGAACAGGCACCGGAACAGGCGGAAATCATCAGAAATACGCCGTTCTGGCCTGATGTGGACCTGTCGGAGTTTCGCAGTGTCATGCGCACTGACGGCACGGTGACGCAGCCGCGTTTAAAGCAGGTTGCGCTGTCGGCAATTTCGGAGGTCAACGCAGAGCTGTATGAGTTTCGCAGACGTCAGCAGATGCTGGGGTATGTGTCGCTGGCTGAGGTTCCGGCGGAACAGCTGGACGGCAAAAGTGAGCGCATTCAGCACTATTTCAACGCGGTTTACTGCTGGGCACGCGCCATGCTCAACGAACGATACCAGGACTATGACGCCACGGCATCCGGTGTGAAGCGAGGCGAGGAACTGGCGGAATCCAGCGGTGATTTGTGGCGTGACGCCCGCTGGGCCATCAGTCGGGTGCAGGATGCGCCGCACTGCACAGTGGAGCTTATCTGATGAAAGTGCGTGCGCATCAGTATGACACGGTGGACGCGCTTTGCTGGCGTCATTACGGGCGCACGCAGGGTGTCACGGAGCAGGTACTGAAGGCAAATCCGGGGCTTGCCGAATATGGCCCCTTTTTACCTCACGGGCTGCAGGTGGAGCTGCCGGACATTCCGACCACCACCTCCGTGCAGACCGTCCAGCTATGGGACTGAATTATGACGCTTGAGCGAATCAGCGCCTTTATCACGTACTGCATCGCCGTTGTGCTGGCCTGGCTGGGCGATTTGTCCATCAAGGATGCCTCAACTCTGGGCGGCCTGATGATTGGTGTGCTGATGCTGGCTATCAACTGGTACTACAAACACAAAGCCTACCAGCTTCTGCGCGACGGGCAGATCTCGCGGGAGGACTATGAATCCATCAATCGTTAAACGCTGCCTTGTCGGGGCCGTGCTGGCTATTGCTGCCACGCTGCCGGGGTTTCAGCAGCTTCACACCTCCGTGGAGGGGCTGAAACTGATTGCCGATTACGAAGGCTGTCGTCTGCAGCCGTATCAGTGCAGCGCGGGCGTCTGGACCGACGGCATTGGTAACACGTCAGGCGTCATTCCCGGCAAAACCATTACGGAACGACAGGCAGCAGAAGGACTGATTTCCAACGTGCTGCGTGTGGAGCGGGCGCTGGAAAGGTGTGTGAAACAACAGCCGCCGCAGAAGGTATATGACGCTGCGGTGTCGTTTGCCTTCAACGTGGGAACGGGCAATGCCTGCAGTTCCACGCTGGTGAAATTACTCAATCAGCGGCGCTGGGCGGATGCGTGCCGACAGTTGCCGCGCTGGGTTTATGTGAAAGGTGTGTTTAATCAGGGGCTGGATAACCGCCGTGCGCGGGAGATGGCCTGGTGTTTACAGGGAGCAAACTGAAATGAAAAAGAAATTAATCAGCGGACTGTTTCTGATGTTATGGATGGCGCTGTTAATCGCAGCAATGGTGTATCCGCAGGGGATCTTTCCGGTACTGGCAGCGTCCGGCGTTTGGGTAGCCTGTTTGCTGACATGGGCGGTAATTCCGGTAGCACTGGCTGCGTTAATTCAGAATGGCCCGCTCTGGCAGGAGTTAAGGGCATCTTTGCTGAAGACAATTACCCGAAAAGAAAATGTATTTATCTGTTGGGTGATGCGATTGCTGATTGTTGTAAGTCTCGCATGGACGGGGTGGGCTATTACCCTGGTCTTTTATCTGCTGACCGTTATTGCCTTCTGGATCACCCGTAATCAGATGGCGCAACAGGTAGCAGCATGAACCGGTTGCTGCTGGGTGTGCTGGCGTTATTACTGGCGGCGCTGGGCTGGCAGACGTGGCGGCTGGCTGATGCCAGCCAGACCATCAGCACGCAGGCAAACGAGCTGCAGAGCAAAAGCCAGGCACTGGCAAAGAGCAACAGCCAGCTTATCAGCCTGTCCATTCTGACTGAAACCAATAACCGGGAGCAGGCGCGGCTCTATGCCGAAGCAGAACAGACCAGCGCACAGCTGAGACAACGACAACACCGGATCGAGGAACTGAAACGTGAGAACGAGGATTTACGCCACTGGGCTGATACTCCTTTGCCTGCTGACATTATCCGGCTGCGGGAACGTCCGGCACTCACCGGAGGTGCAGCTTACCGTCAGTGGTTGTCCGCGAGTGACGCCGTGTCGGCTGGAGCAGGCAGCACCGCGCACTAACGGTGATCTGAATGCGTTGCTGGATGAAACGGAGGCCGCCTGGGCGGTCTGTGCAGACAAAGTGGACATGATTATTGCGTGTCAGGAGCGAAACAGTGAACAAACCACAATCCCTGCGCCACGCCCTCAATAAAGCGGTGCCTTATGTCCGCAATAACCCGGACAAACTGCATCTGTTTGTGGATAACGGTTCGCTGGTTGCCACGGGGGCCAGCTCCATGTCGTGGGAGTACCGTTACACACTGAACGCGGTGATTGAGGATTTCAGCGGCGACCAGAATCTGCTGATGGCCCCGGTTTTGCTGTGGCTGAGGGATAACCAGCCCGATGCCATCAATAACCCGGCGTTACGGGAAAAGCTATTCACCTTTGAGGTGGATATTCTGCGCAACGATGTCTGTGATATCAGCCTGAACCTGCAACTGACGGAACGTGTGCTGGTCAGCACTGACGGCAGTGTGTCGAGCGTTGAAGCTATAGCGGAACCTGATGCACCTGAAGAAATGTGGACGGTGAAACGTGGCTGAACTGCAGAAGGTGGACGACTGGCTGAGTGCCTTGCTGGCGAATCTGGAACCAGCCTCGAGAAGCCGCATGATGCGCCAGCTGGCGCAGGAACTTCGCCGGACACAGCAGCAGAATATCAGGATGCAGCGCAACCCTGACGGCAGCAGCTATGAACCGCGACGGGTAACAGCACGCAGTAAAAAAGGCCGTATCAAACGTCAGATGTTTGCAAAGCTGCGCACCACAAAATACCTGAAAACTGCCGCCAGCACCGACTCTGCCAGCGTGCAGTTTGAAGGCAAGGTGCAGCGCATTGCCCGCGTTCACCATTACGGCCTGCGAGATCGCGTCAGTCGTAAGGGACCGGAGGTGCGTTACGCAGAGCGTCGCCTTCTGGGTGTAAATGATGATGTTGAGGCAATGACCCGCGACATGATTCTGCAATGGCTGGCGGGGTGATCTTTGTATCAGTACTGATACAAGTTGCAGCACTGCCGCCTTTCTTTCCCTGATGGCAACCTTTCCCTATGAACGCACAATTAACCGAAATCATGCGCCTTATCACCAACCTGATCCGCACAGGGGTAGTCACCGAAGTGGACAGGGAAAACTGGCTTTGCCGGGTGAAAACGGGCGAGCTTGAAACCAACTGGATCAGCTGGCTGACGCTGCGTGCCGGGAATGCCCGTACATGGTGGCGACCATCGGAAGGTGAGCAGGTGGTGCTGCTGAGTCTGGGCGGCAATCTGGAAACCGCCTTTGCGCTGCCCGCTGTCTATTCGAATCAGTTCGCACCACCGTCGACGTCGGCGGACGCCTGCGTGACAGAACATCCTGACGGTGGCTGGTTTGAATACGAACCCGCCACCGGGCGCTGGTATGTCAGGGGCATCAAATCAATGGTCATTGAGGCTGCTGACAACATCACCATGAAAACCAGTGAGTTTGTACTGGAGGCTGACCGCACGCGCATTAACAGCGAAGTGGTGATCAATGGTGGCGTTACCCAGGGCGGCGGAGCGATGAGTTCTAACGGGATCGTGGTTGATGCGCATCAGCATACTGGCGTCCTGAAAGGCGGCGATACAACCGGAGGCCCGGTATGACGCTTTATAGCGGGATGAACAATACCAGCGGCAAAGTCATTACTGATATTGATCATCTGCGCCAGTCGGTGCGGGACATTCTGCTGACACCGCAGGGTAGCCGTATTGCCCGCCGGGAATATGGTTCCCTGCTGTCGGCACTGATAGATCAGCCACAAAATCCGGCATTACGCCTGCAGGTCATGTCGGCAGTGTATGTGGCGCTGAGTCGCTGGGAGCCACGGTTGACGCTGGATTCCATCACCATCAACAGCAATTTTGACGGTTCAATGGTGGTGGAGCTGACCGGGCGGCGGAATAACGGTGTGCCTGTGTCCCTTTCCGTATCAACAGGAGCAGAGAATGGCAGTGATTGACCTTTCGCAGTTGCCTGCACCGCAGATTGTGGATGTGCCGGACTTTGAGACGCTGCTTGCCGAACGCAAGGCAGAATTTGTGGCGCTTCATCCGAAAGATGAGCAGGAAGCAGTGATCCGCACGCTGGAACTGGAATCTGAACCCGCCACTAAATTGTTGCAGGAGAACGCTTACCGTGAGTTGCTTCTGCGCCAGCGCATTAACGAAGCCGCGCAGGCGGTGATGGTGGCTTACGCGATGGGCGGCGATCTTGACCAGCTCGCTGCCAACTACAACGTGACACGCCTGACGGTGACGCCTGCTGATAATGATGCTGTGCCGCCCGTTGCAGCTGTGATGGAAAGCGATGAAGCGTTGCGCCTGCGTGTGCCTGCAGCCTTTGAAGGGCTTTCTGTTGCGGGGCCAACTGCAGCTTATGAATTTCATGCCCGAAGCGCCGACGGTCGGGTGGCGGATGCCAGTGCAACCAGCCCGGCACCTGCAGAGGTGGTGCTGACTGTCCTTAGCCGCGAAGGCGATGGAACTGCAGAAAAAGACCTGCTGGACGTGGTGGAAAAAGCTCTGAACAGTGAGAACGTCCGCCCGGTGGCTGACCGTCTTACGGTTCGCAGCGCAGAAATCATCCCGTATCGCGTGGAAGCCACCATTTTTCTCTATCCGGGACCGGAAGCAGAGCCGGTAATGGCAGCGGCAAAAGCCAGTCTGCAGAAGTACATTGCCAGCCAGACGAGGCTTGGCCGGGATATTCGCCGTAGCGCCATCTTTGCTGCTCTGCATGTTGAGGGTGTTCAACGTGTGGAACTGGCTTCTCCGCTGGCGGATGTGGTCCTGAACAAAACACAGGCGGCATCATGTACGCAGTGGAGCGTAACCAACGGAGGAACGGATGAATAGTCTGCTGCCACCGGGTTCAACTTCACTGGAGCGCCGACTGGCGCAAACCTGTAGCGGGATTTCTGATTTGCAGGTGCCGCTGCGTGACTTGTGGAATCCGGCTACCTGTCCGGTCAGCTTCCTGCCTTATCTCGCCTGGGCGTTCTCTGTGGATCGCTGGGACGAGGGCTGGACAGAAAGCGTCAAGCGCCAGGTGGTGAAGGATGCTTTTTATATTCATCAGCATAAAGGGACCACCAGTGCCGTGCGGCGGGTGGTGGAGCCGTTCGGATTCCTGATCCGCATTATTGAGTGGTGGCAGACCGGAGAAACACCGGGCACGTTTCGCCTGGATATCGGCGTGCAGGACCAGGGCATCACTGAAGATACCTATCTGGAACTTGAGCGACTGATAAGCGATGCCAAACCATGTAGCCGCCACATGATCGGCATGTCCATCAATCTGCAGACCAGCGGCCCGCATTGGGTGGGAGCCGCCAGCTATCTTGGCGAAGAAATCACGATCTATCCGTATATCAACGAAACGATTATTTCCGGTGGCACCGCGCATGAAGGCGGGGCGGTCCATGTTATTGACACAATGAGAGTGAATCCATGAGCACAAAATTTTATACCCTGCTGACGGATATTGGCGCGGCGAAACTTGCCAGCGCCGCCGCGCTCGGTGTGCCGCTAAAAATTACCCATATGGCGGTGGGCGATGGCGGTGGAGTATTGCCAACGCCGGACGCAAAGCAGACGGCACTGGTAAATGAGAAACGCCGGGCTGCGCTGAATATGCTTTATATCGACCCGCAGAACAGCAGCCAGATTATTGCCGAACAGGTGATCCCTGAAAACGAGGGCGGTTGGTGGATACGTGAAGTGGGTCTGTTTGATGAGTCCGGGGCATTGATTGCCGTGGGCAACTGCCCGGAAAGCTATAAGCCGCAACTGGCTGAAGGTAGCGGGCGCACTCAGACCGTGCGCATGGTGCTGATTACCAGCAGCACGGACAATATCACCCTGAAAATCGACCCTGCTGTAGTGCTGGCAACCCGCAAGTATGTGGATGACAAGGCACTGGAGCTGAAGGTGTACGCGGATGATCAGATGGCAAAACATCTTGCCGCACCGGACCCGCATTCACAGTACGCGCCAAAAGCCAGCCCGACATTTACCGGAACCCCCAAAGCGCCAACGCCAGCGGCGGGGAATAATACCACGCAGGTTGCGACCACTGCGTTTGTACAGGCGGCACTGACGGCCCTTATTAATGGTGCGCCAGCCACGCTGGACACGCTGAAAGAAATAGCCGCAGCCATTAACAATGATCCGAATTTCAGTACCACCATTAACAATGCGCTGGCACTAAAAGCACCGTTGTCGAGTCCGGCACTCACCGGAACGCCAACAGCCCCCACGGCGGCGCAGTCGGTCAACAATACACAGATTGCCACTACGGCTTTTGTGAAATCGGCGATTGCAGGAATGGTGGGTTCTGCACCTGCTGCACTGGATACACTGAACGAACTGGCGGCGGCACTGGGGAATGATCCGAACTTTGCCACGACAATGCTTAATGCGCTGGCAGGTAAACAACCGCTGGACAATACGCTTACCAATTTGAGTGGAAAGGATGTAGCTGGTCTTCTCACATACCTTGGTTTGCGAACAGCTGCTAAAGCTGATGTCGTAGGAACAGTATCTCAGTCAGGGGGAGTTCCGACCGGGGCAATTATTGAGAGAGGATCTAACTCAAATGGTGAGTACACAAAATTCGCCGACGG